CTTGAGTAGAAACTTCAGTTTCTTTTCCCTGTTCAACATCGCCTTCGGCATCATCTTCGGCATCATCTTCGTAAGAGGACAAAGCAGCTTCATTTTCGGCCTCAAAAAGACTGCGCATGATATCCATAACTTCGTTGATCGAAGTAACGTGCGGTTTGTCTGCATATTGAGCGGGGATTTTGTCACCGGCAACAGCATCGCACTTTTCGGCGTTATCTGAAGGTGAGATTTGAGAAATATTGCGATAGCGAACATTGCCCAAATCAAAAGCGGCTTTGCGCTCTTTCATTGTTGGCGACATACCGGCGATGAAAAACAGAATTGTTGCGTTACGCATCATAGAACCTCGTTTGTGTTTGTAAAATAGGACGGCCCTTGTTAGTAGAACCGTCCTATGAGCGGGTCAATAACCAAAGTTACTGTGTGCGAAGGGCAATACCAGCCAAATCTTTGAAAGAAGTAGCGGTTTTATCCCAGTTGGTGCCAGTAGCAATCGCGGCGTTTGTCGGTGCTCGACCGCCATTCGTTTTATCCCATGTGAAGCCTTTCACACCAAGATTGAACGACCATTCACCCTGATAAGTACGGCGAATGTTCTCGCCGCCATTGCTGATATCGATGTTGACTTCCATATCGTTGTTGCGCTCGACTACGACCGCGCCGGGAACCAAACCAAGCGAAACATAATCAGTTGGTGAACCAGCAATAACAAGCGACGGGCTGTCTGACATAATCATCGGTGCGCCGAACGGATCGGAGACAACAGCAACGTCACCATAGCGGAACAACTGTTGCGCGTTTGCAATGTTGTTACCCCAGAAATCGTGCATCGGTTTTGAGTGAACAACCCATGCAGCGATTGCGCCAGAGCGATCACCCAATTTAGCTTTACCGGACACAATGTTGCTCGGAGTGAACAAACCAAGCGCACCCGCACCTGCCGACACGTCAAGAAAGTTTGAAGGCTGGTTCGCTAGAGCCGAAGCCGCCGCGCCGACTGCCAAATTGAGCATGTCCTGAATAATCAATTGTGCCAAGTCTTGAGCGATTTTGACGCCGCCAAGTTTCGGGTCTTGATTAATCCAGTTGAACATAACAGGTGGCATGTTGATCGGCGGCGTACCCGCTGCAACTTTGACCATCGTGTCGAGCAGCATCGTCATTTCAATTGATGCAACGTTAGCGTCTGAATATGGATCACGGCGACGTACCGCACCGGAAAGAAGCTGCCAGAATGTACTGTCAGAGAAATCACCGTTATTGTCGTTTGCGTTCTTCAGTACAATCGTACCACGCGTTGCCGCGTTGAAAAGATCGACTTGCTGCGCAACCAACTCTGAAGTGGTTTCGTAAGCATACTTGTTGAAAATTTGAACGGTACTGAGGCCCATTGGAAATTCCTATTCGAGTTGAATTTTGCTGTCCATATGCGCCATTAAGTCCTTTGGGCTTAATTTTGACAGATCAGCGGGTTTGTCGGATGAATTGAAATTGGCACTGCCAAAAGTAGATTGATTTTTGGCATCGACGGCACTGCCAGTCGCTTTGCTACCAATGACAATACCTTTGTATTCTGGATTGTCAACAAATTCTTTTTCCAAATCAGCAAGAGAATTTGCTGAAGGTTTGCCGTCCGCGTCCAGAACTCGCACGATAGGCTTACCGTCGCTAAGTTCAACAGAAAGCCGCTTGGCAATCAACCCACGCATAAGCGACGGAACGGAAAAACGGGCTGCGAGCTTATCCGCTTCGCTTGAAACGTAGCGATCCCGGCGCTCACTGTCCAGCGCGACTTGCGCTTCAGTTGCCCGCTTTTCGAGATCGGCCAATTTTTGTTTGTACGAAGCATCCAAAGCAGCAACATCACCATTTTCGCGGTTCTGCTTATCCGTCAAAGCGTCCAGCGCGGCTTGCGCTTCTTTAGCGGCTTTTTCTGCCACCTTTCGCGCTTCAACTTCACGATCTTTAGCTGCTTTCAATTCTGAAGCATCATCGGTGTCGAGAACGTAATCGTTCCCCAGTAGCTTGTACTCTGCTTTAAGTACATCGGGCAAAGCATCAAAAGCTGTTTTGTCAAGTTTACGTTTTAGTGCCATTTTGTTATCCGATCATCGTTGGTTGATATTTGATTAAATCTTTAGGGGATATCTTTTTGGTTCCATCAAACTTAGGTACGTCTTTAGCTGTGTACTCTCCCCGGCGCAAGCTACGCGCCCTACTTTCTCCCAATAAATCGTTCTGTACGGCAGTTGGTTGTGCTTTTATCCAGTCAAAGTAAGAAGCCGGATCGGGATAGGCTATAATCCCGTTAATGCCTGCAATCGTTGACCTGCAATTGTAATGCGCGGGCGGAATTGGTCCTGCACCGTATGCATAAACATGCCCGTGCCTACCCCTACAGATTTCAGTAGTCGAACTATCCAGAACAGCAACCCATTGATAGTGCGAGTACACAAGACGGCTTAGCGCATGTTTAATTCGCTGCGCTATGTGCTGAATTAAAGTTTGTTGAACAGTGTTAAACTGATTAGCAAATTTGTTTGTTAGCCCATCTTTGTAGTTGCGGGCTTTAGTGCCATTTATTGCTTGGTTTAATTGCGTAGCAGTCCACTTTTCAACAAACGCTCGTTTAATAGTTAAGGCAATTTGGTTTTTGACCGAACGAACAAAATCTTTAATCAACTCTCTAGGTAAATGACCACTGCCCGGAATTATTTCGTTCGTTGCTAAATCCGTCGCTTTAGTACCTGATAAGTCAGGTAATGATTTACCTGATAGTGCCGACAAATTGAGCGCTGTAACTGTTGCTAACGCACCTGCAATAGTTATTAATTCAAGATTAAATTCTTTAGTAAACTTATCATTAATTTTTGTTATTTTTTCGTTAAGTTCACTAGCAAATTTTCTTAAAACAGATTTGGGCATGTCAGAAATTTTGTCATACCTATAACTAGCAAGCAAAGAAACAATCACCGCTGACATAATAGTATTGTAGAGATCGAAGCCGTCTTGACCAAAATTTTTGACGCCTTCAATATATGCTTGTTCGCGTACTGCAACGTCAAGCGGTGTTGGCATTTATCTGCTCTTTATTATTAGTGTCGTTGAACAGTGATCTATCTTTTATTTCAGTTTCGGCCTTGTCATCGTCAACCGTAGCAATTCCCGATTTGCGCAACCCTGCTCGCATTTCAGAAAAAGTAATGGCTTCAGATTGCCATTCGGATATAAGCTGCGCCCGCTCTTGTGCTGACAATTTGGAAACGCTAAAATCACTGTTAACAGTGAAAACAAAAGTAGTGTCAGGTAAGCCGACAAACTTAGCAGCCCAATTTAGCGCCATTTCAAACGCGCTAGAAATATTTGTCGCAATGTTGGACAACACCGAACTTTCACTAGCTTCCTCTAGCCCGGCTTCAGTTGCTGTGCGCTGGACTTGTTTTTGTTCGACAAGTTTAGCACCAAGCGCAACCATTTGGCGCTCTTTGTGTTCCATCTCAGAAACTATCGCGCTTCGCTCACTGCTTTGTAAAAGAGTAGCGCTGCCCCCTACAGGCAAAGGAATAGCAGCGTAAGCACCAATGGCAATACCGTTTTTGAAATACTTGTCTGCCCATTGTTCCGTAATACCGGCTATAACCGGCGTTGCTTGTGCCGAACTATAAAGATTTTCTTCGTGATCAGCACTGTTGCGATAATGAGCTATGTTCAAATCAGCTAGATCAAACAACGGCACAAAATCGACCTCACTATCATTGTTTTCGCTACCGACAAAACAAAAAGGAATGCTATTAAAGGTATTGCCCTTAGCATCCAAAGGAATAACCGTACCAACGGACTGAAATTGTTTAGCAGCAACTTGCCGCCAAATTGTAACGGAATAAACATCTCCAATTAGTTCAAGTACGCGCCATTGCTTTTCGCGTTTGATTTCAAAGCCATCATCTTTTGAGGTATACCATTCTTCAAGCACAACTAAAGACAAAATAGACAAAGCGCCGCGAACTTTTGTTCGCCAGTTAATAATCTGCCCCGGATCATATGATTTAATCACGGGGCGTATTTCGTTGCTTTCAAGATCAGCGCGTGTTGTAGCCCCGTCTACCGTGGGGTAGTCAACAAACAGTCCTGCACGACCAAAAGAAGTTACATTGATGGCAACCCGCTTAGCAAGCTGGATCATGTTAACGCCTTCGCCGTTCGCATCAAATATAAGCGGGTCCATTGACGAAGGCACTTCTATAACAGGATTGCGATAAAATAATTGACCTACTAACCCACGAAGTGTACGGCCCGTGACATTATAGAAAACTGATCTATCAAGATAGTTACGATAGCGCCTAGCATTCTCTGCCGATGTATCGGTAGGGTTTGGTTGTGGTAGATACTTTGTTCGTCTCGATTTTACCCTAACGCTACCTTCGATAGCATCGTCAACCACTGTATAAAGTGGAAGCACTTTTTCAAGTTCGGGGCGAATGTAAGCTACGTTAGGGGATGGCATTTATTCACCTTGCAAAATAGACTTTGATCACTTTGGCTAGTCTGTCGTTACCAGCTAAAACGCGATAGCGCAACATATCGTAAGCATGATCTTCAGCACTGGTGTCGACATCGTCCATATCTTTTTCATCGCGGGGAAGCATAGGGATTAAAGCAATCGCGGCCCGGCAGTTGTCCATAAAAACCAGCCCCGGCCCCTCATTGTTAATTGACGCTTGAAACCTGTCACGAATGAGCTGTAGCCCGTTCTTACGTGTTCCCTTAGCCTTATCGCTTTTCGTCCAGCGCACCCCCTGATCACCCATGCGCTTTTCAATAGTCTCAGTTTCGCTATCGGTCACATTGCTTATCTGGTTGTCGGCAGGGCCGGGCGCGGGCTGCACTGCGATCCAGCCCATTTCCATCATGGCAAGTTCGCGCTCTTTGATACCATCGGAAACTTCTTTTGGTCCTAATTTCAAACCAACGTTCGTACCTAATTCTTTTGAACCGTACCATTCCGCAATTTGTATGATGGTTCCCTTAGGCCAACTGCGAACAGAACCGTCTAGTAAGGTTACTTCTTCGCCGTTGCTTTCTGCAAACCAGCCTACGCTAAAGGGATGCGTTGATCCCCAGTCAAAAGCACGATCAATATGCCAGTTATCGGGTATTCTGAAGCGTGGCACAATGTGAATATTCTTGCGCCATAGATCAGCAAATGCGCCCCCCGCATTGATATCCCAATTCCCATTCAACCACGCTTCGCGCTCGCTTTCGTCTGTGAGCGCGTGTAGTTCTGCGATATATTCAGGCGATAGATAGGGGTTCTCTTTGTAGCTACCATGAATAGCGACTTGTTTCTTAGTTATTTCGATATCTTTTCGTGTTCTAGGATTAAACACGGTTGTCTTTATATAATAAAATGTTTTATCGGGTACGGGTTCAATGAACTTGCGCTTTACCCATGAATGACCTGCACCATATGGGTTACACGTGCTAAATACTTCCAAGGGAATAGGTGGCAGTGGTTTGTTATCAGGGGTAACATAGTCGCTGACATTATAGTCACGTTCCCGCATAGGGTCGCTATTGTAAGTTTCTATATTTTCGGTAGTAATCCTTAGTGTGTCTTTTGGTAAGAATGATGATCGATTGATAGACATCATCTTATCGTACAGCTTAGGTGAAGCATACTTAGTTAGCTCGTTCCAGCCGAGAAATGGGTACTCATGCCCATGATAAGACCAGTAATCTTCTGGCGTTTTAGCCGATCTAAATAGCAATTCTTCGCCTTGCGGCCATTTCCATTTGTAATGTTGGTTGCTTTCGAGAAAAACAGCACCGTCGCCAAAATCACTAAACCAGCGCTTCGATTTAGTAACCAGATCGTCAAGGTTCTTATATTCTTTGTCAAATATAATGCCACGCCAGAAATTGCCGTAACCAAGATTGCACCGCTTGCGAAACCTCATAAGTTGCGTATCAGTTTTGCCCGGCCCGCGCGTTCCATGATAAAGAATATGAGATGCATCAACGCCTAGTGCAAGCTCTTGGCTTGTGTTTGGTAAATAATCCCAACCAAACATCGATTGATCAACAATTGCATTCACTGCATTGTTTCCATACGATGCTCGATCATTTTGGCTTTTGCTTCAAAATCAGCATCGGTGGCAAAAACAGGAATGCGCATAATCTTAGGTTGATTAATGACATTGTTGTTAATGTTGATACCCGATTTGGTAGTGTAGCCCATGATATCAGCAACAGCTCTATAATAAGAAAGACGCGTAGTTTTGTCTTTCACGTCCGCCGCTTCTTTGTAGATGGTTTGGGCCAATTCTTCTTTAGACGGCAACCCTGATCTAGCTACACCAACATCTGCGATGTGCTTGCCCATAAGCTGCAACACAGCTTCGTCATGTAGCCAACTGTTGACGATCCAATTTGCACGACCCGGCGCTGTAGGTTCGATCTCTCTAGCCGCATCATAAGGATTGTTTGGATGGCGTAACAGGGCTAGAGCAAAAGCGACTTTCAATCGCTTTTCCGTTTCTTCGTCATAAAACGTTATGGTTTCAGTTTCGGCTTGCCAAGTCATTTAACAGAAATAGCATTAACCGTTTCAATTTGCCAGCGCCTTAACGCAATTTTTTCACTGTTACACTGGTTGCGGGCATCTTCAGCGATTGATAAAGCTGTGTTCAAATCCCTAACTGTCACAAGCGCCCCTTTGTATAGCGGCGGGCAGTCCTGCATAAGCGTATCGGGCGGCGAAAGTAGAATTGGCGCTGTCGGTCTAATTGCCAGTTCTTTGCTTGTCGAGCAACCGCTTAACGCTATCAGGAATAGAAGTATCAAAGAACGATTTAGCATTTGCATCTTTTCTTTCCAGATCAGCAAGCTCAAGCTCAAGAGACCTAGCCCTACCGGTAGCGGTATCACGTTGAATTTTCACGTCTGCGATTATCTTAGCATCGATATTTCGCTGATTTTTTAGCATACTCAATTGTTGAGCAAATGCAGCATTGACCAAAAGAACAGCATCACGATCTTTTTTGAGACTGGATATACTAGCTTGAGACTTGGCTAAAGCGGTTCGATAGATACTAATAACACCGCCACAAACTAACAGTGCAGCGATCAGAATGATTGTCAAATATCGATCAATCATAACCTAGTCGATACCATAATCAACGCCGAAACAATTAGCCCTGTCACAGTACACACCCAAAGCGTTTTGCGATCCCGGCCATGAAAAATACCCAAACCGAAATCGGGCGCAGTCACCTGAAGGCAAGCGGCAATGAATGCCAAATATCGGGCAACAATGACCTCGTAGCTTACGTCCTGCACGTATACAATCGAGACGATAGAGCCAAGCAAAAGCGAAGCCCACATGGTGGCAAAGCCGAGCGTCATTTGCCAAACGCGATCATAGGGGTGCTTGCCGATAACGGTTAGCCAAACGAGTTGCCCGTAAGCTACCATAACGCTCGCAATGCTTCCAAGCATCACAGCGTTGACTACAACTGTCAAAGAGTGAATTGATAGAATGCAAAAGAGGAAAGCGAACACAAAAACAAACGCCAGTAGACTAGCGATTAGTACTGGTATGCGAACTAGATTTAGATTTTGCACGGACCGCCCCTTTGCTTATTTCAGCACTTGTTTTGCGATCCAGCAACTCTTTTAGAGTAGCCTGAAGCGCGGTTGCTGTTGATATAGCGAAGTCGGCTGTTTTTGCAACCTCTTTTTGCAAATCGGCAACCGCTTTTTTATCGCGGCCCCTAAACACTACAGCAAAAAAACTGGTCATTGGATTAACCTTTACCTTTGCTTAGAATGTCAGTCCTAAGTTGCGCAACAGCATTTGCCATTGCTGAATTTGCCTCAATCGACTTTGTGCCAGTCTCAAATAGCGAGTTACGTAGCGTAATGTTGTCCAGCCACAAAGCTCTAATCACGTAAGCCATAACTCCCATTACTAAACCCGCTAGCCCGTATGCAGACAATACGCCAATCGCAAAACCAGTGAAGTCGCTAGAAACTGGTTCCATTAGCTTTCCTTCGTTGACTTAGTAGCCTTTACCAATGGAACATCGAAGCGTGTTTCATATGGATAAATGCCCGGCCATCGATAGCCTAAGACACGATCTTTCGGGAATGCCCGTTCGCTAACTGTGTCGCCTTGGTTGCCGCCAAGCAAAACAGGGTTCCCGCTTGCATCGACACCGACAACATAACCTACATGACCAGACACACTATCCCGATCCCCACGCCAACCAACACAAACAGCACCATAAGCCATCCTGTCGAGTGCAACGGGCAGCTTAAGCCAATTGCGCGCCATCGCACCACCTTTGACCGGCTGTATGCCCGTTTCAGCAAGAGTACCACCAACAAAAAGGCCACACCAAGGCGTTTCGTCATCTTTGATCGGCGTACCCATATCCCGCGCCCATTTCAGGATATGGGGATTATGGTGAGGTCCTTTGATCTCTGAGAGGCCCTTGTACTTGCGGGCGGTCACTAACCAAGCTGGATCGGTTGCGAGGGTGTTCGGGCTTGTCATCAATGAGGTTCCGTACGATTGAGCTTTGGTATCATATACGCTCAATTCTGGACAAAGAAAAGCCCTCACAGCCATTGGAAACTGTGAGGGCCTTGCGAGTGCGCGTGTAACCGGGAGGGGTTAAGCTACGCGTGACACCCATGCGCCTTTGACGCCTTGGCGCTCGCCTTCAGTGATCGTAAACTTGCGAGTGTAGGCGTAAGTAGAACGAGTACCAGCTTCGCCGTTTTTCTTGGTAAAGGCATTCTCGCCAGTCTTGGTAGCAAAGCTACGTGTAGCCGCCGAAACTGTTGACTGTAGCGACTTCCAAGGTTCGGGGCGAGCTTCAGTTGACGGAACGAAGAAAGCAGAAACTTTGCCGTCTGCGCCGACTTCAGGCAATTGAGCGAACGGATAAGCAACACTGCCGGTTGAGCGGCGCTTGCGTGTCGGTGCATCGATTGTTTCGATTTCAAAAGAAAAAACGGGGGTAGTAGCAATAGAGTTAGCGGGGGCGGTTGACTGATTACTCAAAGCAGCAATTCCTTCGTCTGTTGCCCGAATTGCAAATGCATTCGGGTCCGTTGCGTGGGGTAGTTCCATGTTCATATCAGCGTAACCGGCGTCAAGCAAGCTCTTTGCTTCGGCTGGCGTTGCATGCATGTAACCGAGTTCGGATTGAGTTGCCATTACAAGTGCGGCAAGCGACAACGCGCTTGCTGTAGCAGTAGATTTAGCGGATTTAGTCATTTTAGTTCTCTCCAAGTTTGAGTTGATAGTAAATTACGTAAACAACAAAACAAACAAGCTGTCAATCAGTATTTTGCTTTTTACCGATAAATGATCTTTTTTGAGTTTCTTTTTCATTAATTATTTTTTGATCTTGCATCTGTTCATCTACAGCCGCTTGCACTGCTAGCGCAAAATCTCTTTCATGAATTTCGACAAGACTTTGTTGCGCATCTGCAATTTCGACTAACGAGTGAAGCAAGATAGCAAAACAATTGCAAGCGTGAATAATTACAGTTTCTTCGCTCGTACCCTGTGCACCGATAGCGCCTACAATAGCTTTCGATAGCCCGTCTGTCTCGATCTTGACTGTGTCGTGATTTGCTTTAAGGGCGTCTTGTCTTGCCTTACTTGATTGCATGTTATTGTTTCCTTTTGGCGAGGGCCTAGTATACGCGATCTTACACCCCTTATTGTAGCTTCAGATTGAGATAGATGTGCTGCAAACTGCGCCGTTGTCCAATCTGGATAATCTGCCATGAGTTGGCCTAATCTACTGGTCAAGCTAATCCTGTTTTTCATTTCGTTCTCTTAGCTCTACAGAAAGCGGGTCAAGTCGATCTTTTATCTGGTTAAACAACACCCATAAATCAGAGCGCCACGCTTTGGTAGCAAGCAATCCAGCTTGATACTGATCACCATGCACATGCGGTTCACCTTCAGTATCTTCAATGAAAAACCCGTGAGTTAACAAATCACGAAATTCTTTGATAAGCTGTTGATTAGACTTGCGACTCATTTTAGAATTGCGGGCTGCGCACCTTCTTTTTGGTTTTGATACTTGCCCCTGTAGGGCTTGCTTGTGTTCATGTTTAATCGCTTAAACATGATCTGCGCAATAGGTGTTCCCGCTTTAAGGTAAATAGGCCACGGTTTGAAGCGCGTAAGTTCAACTGTCAAATAACCGTGCCAACCCGGTTCAATCACTGTGTTTTGAACAAACACCATAAGACGAGCATTGGTTGACTTGTCTTTCACTTCACCAACGATCCCGTCTGGTAAATCGATATGCTCAATTATAGAGCCTAGCCGCCCCCAGAAAGGCCAAAGCCATAAGCCTTTAGCAAGTCGAACATCGTAGCCGCAAGCCGACAAGCCATACGATCTGCCGTGTATTCTAGCCTGTTCGTTGAACGGGCTTATCAGCGGATTAGCCATCGTGGGTAGCGAATATTCGCGTATTGTTTGAGCGCACAAAACAGTCATGACAACATCGCATTCATAATAGCAAAAATGCCACCAACTGCAATGATCAATAACATCGCAAAATACACAGCAACGCATATGTAGAAAATCAGCTTGAGAGTATCAGGCATTTTCGTTCTCCATGTAGTTTGTCAGGACTTCAGCGGCTTCAATCCAACCATAGCACGTAGCAACCTTGTAACCGTTGTGCTTTAGCGCGTCAATCCATGATTTTTGTTCATCGGATAATTTACCCGCTGGCTTGTTTTCTGCTTTAGGTACTTTCAACTCAATAAACAAGCCATGATAGCCGTGCCGAGCAACAGGAAGCATAGTATCGGGAACACCCTTTTTCACACCTTCAGCTCGCGCTTGAGCACCGCGAATAGCATCACCGTGGCCTTGATTGTGAACTGCAAAGAGCATCGACAACCAAGCAAACTTGATATCAGCAATAGCTGTACGCGTCCTGAAATCATAGTTAAGCGGATCGTTAGCCGCTGCCGGTCCATACAACGAAGCACAACTAACCCACGCAAACAAGGCGCATTGGTGACTGTGTTCTGTTGTTTTTGCAATCTGCCAAGGCGTCATGTTTCACTACCTAGTGACTGGCACCAAGCGCCCATTAAAACGGGGGTAACCAGTTCTGGTTTTCCTGTCATTTTGATTTCATCTTTTCTTCGTGTTCAGCAAACTTTTCTGCCAAATCAAGCGCATTCTTTAGTGCTCTAACGGCTGTATGATTTCTATATTCACGCAAATGAACATAGGCTTCTTTAGTCAGCTTGCGGATTTTGTGCAAAGTTTGGTTGCGGTTCATTACTCAAACCTTTTCATGTAATCATCAAGTTCGTGATCAAGATCATCTTGCGTAGTAGGGAATGCGCTAACCATCACATCGACGCAAGCACCGGCGGCTCTAATAACCAATTCAGTTTTAACCAGCTCGCCTTGTAGGCGCTCGATCTCGTTTAGGATCGTATCTTTTCGAGAGAGGGCAACGCCAAGCGCGTTTTTTGCCGATGTATAGAACACAGTAGGATCGGTCCCCTTGATTGGCGTGTAGGGAACGGCTTCAGGCTGATCTTTGCTGGCAGACGAAATAAGATTTGAAATGAATGACATAATTGCGGTCCTTATTGATGCGGTGAGTAAAGCTAATCTGGTTGCTTAGGCATGTCAAGTACATCAAACCGATTATCATCACACCATTTTAGCGTTATAGTGAACGGCTCGTTGCGATTGAATGTCACCGATTTTGTCAAGTAAAGATTTTTCTTCGACATGACAAAGTGATCATTCGGTTTTTTCATATATAGAGTGTTTATTCCGCCATTAGTGCGCAAGTAGTTAGCCAATTGATCACTGCTAATCTGTGCTTTAGCGGCTTCGCGCATGGCATGGGCATAACGGCAAATATTAGTGTAGTTACTATGTTGAAACACATAGCGACCAACCAGCGTATTATCATCACTACCCTTTTCAACATATTGCCTGTTGCGCGAACCAAGCGGCATTTGAGCAATCAAGCTATGTAGTTCGTGCCGATCACCGGTATTGCGGTCACACCGCTCTACAATTGACATAGCGCGGGCAAGCACTTCGTAGAGGCGAAAAGACGCTTTCTTTTTGTGCCGTATGATAACGGAAAGCGCTTCCTGTCTTACCTCGTTTAGCAGGTCAACTAGCGAAAGTTCACTCATAGTTCAAGTGCTTTCTTATGCTAGCTTCTAACGTACCATCTTCAGCGGCGCGTAGTGCAGCATAGCCGCAAGCATCTGAAGTGTCGCCAGTAGCCAAACACTGATCAAGCGTTGCCGTTGTCGTGATCTGATCAAGATAAGTTGAAACAAATATCATAACCAGCGCAGTAGCCATTGCAGCGTAGTATTTCATGATCTTTTTCCTACTCGTTTAGTGTAAATTTGCCAATCATCTGGATTTGATTGACTATTAATGAACTTATGCAAGTCACTTGGAAAAACAAAGTTCGGTGATCTTTTGAATTCAATTAGGTTTTCAGCATAATAAAGCATTTCGGTAACTCCCTTTCTTTGCTTACTATACTGCTAAGAAATTAACAAATAGTTACTCGTCGTTAAATTTCCATTCTTTACCGACAAGCTCTTGAAGCATTACACCCTCGTTCATATTATTGTGCCGAATAAGATCAGCACACGCTATATGTCCTTCATACGTTAACAAAGATATTCTGCGAACACTATCATCTGAAAGAGTAAAATCAAGGCCACCCTTTCCATCGCCACCAACTTTCGTTATTGTTAACGGGCTGCTAGCTTCAGTGTTGCGCGATCCCGGCAATGGTTCTGGTTTTTTCAAAGCGCAAGCGAAAGCAGCCTCTAGTCCAGCGCGTACCGTATCAACGTTGCCCCTACCCTCTTTGTACTGCATAGCGTAGATAGCCGCGTTGATAGCATCGTCTGACACGACCAGCGAATTGCTGAGATCAGGAAATGATGCGTAGTGTTCTTTGACGCGTTTAAGAGCATCAACAAAAGCCTCACCTGTATGATGGGGTTCGGGTCCGCGTAACAATTCAGCATCTTCGCTTTCAAGACTAGCAGTAAAGCCAAACAAAATCTCTATTGCTTCGCGCATCATAGTACGCAGCGTGATATAGCCTTCAATCGATTGCGTTAAGTGGTTAAATTTGTTTAGCAAGAAGTTACCGGCTTTGTTGTAAGTGCCATCATTGCTGCTCTTATTAACCCATGACGCAATTTTTTCTTTGACATTGGTATCACTAGCAAAGATAACCAGCGGTGCTTGCTTGCCCGGCTCAAACTCGTAAGGCTCAAGCTGTTCATGTACATATATCTGTAGCATATCTGAATAGTTGCCACTGGCATCGCCGAACGCTTTCACTACAACCTGATCACTGTCAATCAAAGCACAGACTTCGCCCGGAAAGTTGTAAAACTTGCAACGATAGATAACATGATCACCGACTTTGAATTTGTGCGTCATTTTAGTTTTCCTTCAATCTTCAGCGTGTTCGTAGCACTTATCTGTCAAGTAATCAACCTCACTAGAAGTTAATTTAGCAAAAGTTTTGCTACAAAGAACAGGATCGGTATTACCATCAACTGCTATAATATCCATGTCCTCGACATCACCGAAAGCACCCAATCCAACATCTTTGTTATTATATCTAGACAACGAAAATGAAATTGTTAATTCCACACCGTCCATTTCAATATCAAATTCATAATCAGCCATGATAGCAATCTCTACTTTTGAGTTTCAACAAAATCCATCATCTCATGGCCGACAACACTAGATAGCTTTGTAATGTGCCGGACATAATCAGCGAATTTATCATAACCGTTGGCGTGTAGCTTAGCCGACGTTTTTTCAAGATCGTAAGCAAGCCTAATAAATCGTTCGGCTGTTGTTTTGCTTAACTTACGGCGCTTTTTCAAATCTACACGCGCCAATCTAGCATTTTTTGCATCAACGCTTTCAGTAAGTTTAATTCTTGTATATTCCATGATAGCAACTCCAGTTTGTTTGTATAACAGACAGTACCGCTAAAAAGTTAACAATCAGTTAATAATTTCTATTTTGTTCAAGTATTCTGTGAGTTAATATTTGAATTGAACCTAACAACGGAGCTAGCTTAGTGAGAGCGCTACACATTGTAACTGGCGTCATATCGGGCTGAATAGCAGCAATTGCAACCCCTATGATCTCTCCCTTTTCTGCCATTTCAAGAAGCTCTTTCAAGGCTCTTACTGTAGCATCATGAGCTTCTTTAGCAGGGGTTTCTATTGTTCGTAAGTTTGTCATGTTGTTGACTTTCTATATTTTATTTCTGTCGCCGTATTACCGTGTCGCTTACCAGTCGCTTTGACTTCAAAAATCCCCTTTTCCGTTATGCTGAATATCTTGTGAGTAGCGCCTGTTCGATTAAGCGGCTTCTTAAGTATCAACCGTACTAATCCCTTATTCTCCAATCTAAGCAGTGTCGATAGCGAACAATCTAACCTGTAATTAGTAGCCGGTCCATTGTCGTATACAGCTATCAAAGCTATCATTTCTTTGTACGTCATTCTAGCATCCTTTCCCACGAAAATAAGCGTATAATAAGGTATAAGAGGCCTAAATGCCCTAACCCCTTGATTTTTAATAACATATAATAAATATAATAATAATAATAATAATAATAATAATAATATACACGTATAGGGGGTCTGAAGGGGTGTTTAGGGGGTGGATATGTCCCCTTTTGTTATATCTTATTATACTCTCCATAACCCTTTGATTTCATTGAGCTTTTAAAGTATAATGGCCATTATACTCTTATTATACTCATTATACTTTGACCATTACGTCAATGCTCGTGGGGGCGTAAGCCTTACCATTATAGTTAAATTCTTTCCTAAGTTGAGGCGCGGGAACTTCGCTAATTATTCCACTGTCTACCGCTGTTTGAATAGCTGCTTTAATTGCTACGGTTGCCCCTCGTTTGTCGTGTCTATAACAAGCCATTGAAACAAGTTTTCGCTGCAAATAATTATAGGGAATAATTTTTGCTTCGTGCATTATACCTGTTGCACCATAGCTTGAAAGGCTCATGATATCGCTTGTCAGATACCCCTTAACAACAGAAATAAATACCGTGTCCTGTTCGGATTGTTGATTGTTCTGCCCGATTTGACCAGCTTCAAACTTTGTCAGCAAATGCAAGATATCTGATAGAACCAACGATCTAGCCCATTCAACCATTCTCACGTCTATTGTGGGTTCATATAGGTTTACAGAAATTGCAAGCAATCCCGCTAGTTTCATAATCTTAAGTTGGTATCGGTTCCAAAGCTGTTTAACGACTTCCTTATTAGCTGCATTTAGTTTGTGCATACTGTACGTGTCGGCTTCGTTAATTAGTTGCGTTGCTTCAGGTGTTGCGCCAATAGTCACAACTTTACCTGTCGCCATGTTCTCATGACAATTCTTTGTTAAGTTTGTCATAGTCGTGACCAGTTCCATTGAAGGCGTCGCCTCATGATGGCCGGTATTCAGCGCAACGCGGGGGCCGTCGTATTCAATGATAGTGAAGCGGGGTAAAAGCCCTTGCGATATGCTATCTTCGTCAACTGATCGGTAAAAGGTTTCAGGCGTACTTTCGCCAAGCAAAGAGAATGACGGCGAGTGAATGACATCGGTATTGTTTTTCTTGTCACTGTAGACAGTCGGATGCACCATGTTGCCAGCGCCGGACTTGTTGAACAGGTCGAGCATGACGCGGCGTAGGGCTATATCCGAACCTGAAGCATTGCGATCGGTCATTTGCTGAAGGCGCAGCCCTACCTCACCTACCAGCGACACGAAGCATGGTGTCCCCCGCTCACCAAGGTGCTTGAGTAATCCCTGTCCGGATGCAAGATCAGCGGGGCCAATAAATTCGAGTGCGGACGGCATATCTTTCGCAACTTCAGTCATGAGCCGATTTATCGCCGTTGACATGGCTTCTTTGCCTGTCCCCGTGCCAGCAAGGCATATGAGGTAGTGATTGAGGCCCGTGCCAGAGACGTTGTATGCGCGGCCCGTGATCCCGGCCAATATCCCGATTGCCGCTGATAGACTGATCTCATAAACAGGGCGGGGGGAAGCGGCCATGACGAAAGCAACAATGCTTCCCATAATGCCGGGCGGCGCAAGGTCACGCCAAAGTGAAACGTTCATACTGTCGTAAAGGGGGGCAGACGGCGGGTCCGCTGTCGCCGTCTGCACTGGCGTTTGTAGCTCCAATAAGTCCGCACCCTTGGAACTTGCCAAGCGATCTGTTGTAAGGGCAGCAGTCGCGGCGTTAAACTGATCTATTAAGCCGCTCAAGTCAATAGGTGGTAGCATCCTGTCAAAAGATTTATTTACCATATAACCGATTAGCGTTGATAATCGCGACGGCTTTGCATTGGTATATTTTTCTCGTTTACCTAGAACGCTGGCAAGAAACATGCGTTGAATTTGAATGCGCTGTTTGGTGTAGAATGCTATAATATCTACTAACGCGAAATCGGCTTCAGAGTTACCCACGTAGCCGGACGTGTCGCCATTCCATAATCGAGTGAAAAGATCACCGTTACGCGCTTGGCTTGCCATCTGCCATATTTCATCATCTGTGTTCTTTTGGGTAAAGTCGCCAGCATAAAAATTCTCTTGTGCAGCTTGGCCCATTTCCAACCAGAGTAAATTTACCATCTCTTGCTGATCAGCTATAGCGACGTCATGGAATATGTCACCTGTCATAGTAAAGAAGCGATTACTTGAGTAAACTTCAATGCCGTGCCGTTTGCGCCCATGCGGAATTTTAGCTTTAACAAATATGTGAAGCCCTTTGCCGCTAGGACTTCTTTCACTCCAACTATTCATCTTTGTGAAAATTAACTGCTGTCGATCCGTACCCTCTTGATCGTTTTCTAAATAATCAAGATCAATACCGCAATAGGGATCGTATTCTGTAAACACGAAACCTATTCCTGAATAATTACTAACTACGGAAATAACCTGTTCAAATGACGAGTAGCTACTAGCATTAGTCACGCTAGCGGGGTAACCTGTTTTCGCATTATACGGAATTTTCGTGGGTTTGCTTCCCTCAATATCTTCGTATTTCCAAACCAGCCATTGATTGAGTTGTTTTAATTCGGCGGGGATTTTATCGTAATTCATCTGTTTACCATGTTGCGGCTCTTATAGTAGGGGCTAAAGCCAAACTTGCTACTATATCTAGTTCGGATGCGGATAGAGATAGAGGCTACTTTATTTATGCACTGCCGTCAATAATTCAAATTTAGTAGTTGACAGATTAATCTAGTGCTGCTAATTATCAAACACCGCACTAACAAAGGACCGCAAATATGACCACTAACAAAGATGCTCTACTAGCCGATTGGCGTGTTGCTAGCGAAAACTTGGCTTCAGCAAAACACATTGAAGCGCGACTTCGTAAAGAAGTTGTAGCCGCTTTCTCACAAGATCAAAAGCCGGGCCATTCTGGCACGGAAACTCTTGATATCGGGTTTGGCTACAAACTCAAGATAGTTCACAAGTTGAGCTACAAACTGGACAATGCCAACATTTGCGAAAAACTTCACGCTGTTCTTGATAAGATTGAAAAGTCAGTCGAAGGTGGTAACATCATCGCCGAACGCATTGTCAAATGGTCGCCTGAATTGTCGCTTACTGAATACAAATTGTTGTCAAATCCGCACAAAGCGTTGATCGACACAGTTTTGACAGTCAGCGATGCTACCCCGTCTATCGAATTGGTTTCACCTAAGTAAACAGCGTGGGGCGCTGTTTACAAGGGCCGTCGCGATTGTGCACCGCCTAAGTTGGTAATTGCGACGGCTGTTAATTTTTAAGGTAAAATAAGATGCAATTGAGTGACTTCAGACAAGCTAGAGAGTTTGCCCGGCGATATGGTGCGAAGGCTATTGTCTACGGTAAGCCGGGAACTGGTAAAACTCCAATTGCAAACACCGCCCCGCGTCCTCTGCTACTCGTTTGTGAGCCGGGTATGCTTTCAATGCGCAACAGTACAATTCCCGCAATCGATTGCTTCACGCCCGAACGAATTGAAGAATTCTTTACTTGGTTGTTTAACAGTAAAGAAGCAACTAATTTTGATACGATTGCCATTGATAGCATTAGCCAAATGGCCGAAATCATTCTTGATAGGGAGCTAAACGGCAAATCAAAAGCCTCTAATAAGGTTGATGGTCGCGCCGCTTATGGCAACATGAGCCGCAAAATGATGGAATACCTTAACGGGCTGTTCTTTCTTCAGAACAAGCATACCTACCTAATTTGTAAGGCTGGTACTGAAGAAACTAACGCTGGCGTTATGAACGTCCCCTACTTTCCCGGAAAAGATTTGAGCGTAAAAGTGCCTCATCTTTACGATGCAATCTTACATCTTGGTTTGCAAAACATTCCCGGTGTAGGGCAGACAAAGGCGTTTAGATGCGCCGCGTCTTACGATACGGTTGCCCGCGATAGATCGGGCAACTTAGCAGAATTTGAACAGTGCGACTTAGCTGCATTGTTCAATAAGATCATGGCGTAACAGAAAGGAAACGCAAATGAACGGTATTCAGTTTAACACAGACTTTTCAACAATTCGGCCCGCCGCGCCAACTGGATCGTCTTTCCCTATTACCAAAGACAAATTGGGCTGGTTGGTTCATATTGTCGAAAGCGGAACAAAGGAAAACAAGAAAAAAGACGGGATGCTTGCTGTACTCAAGCTAGAAGGACTTGACGGCGAAGTGAAGGGTATGACTGCCGAAAAAAACTTCAATATCTCAAATCCAAGTCAGCAAGCGGTCGAGATCGCATTTTCCGAACTGTCCGCCATTGCTCATGTGACGGGTGTTATGCGTGTCGGCAATTCTGTCGAAATGCACGGGAAGCCTTTCCGCATTCTGGTACGGCAGCAAGCCGAAAATCCCCAGTATACGGAAATTTACGGCTATCTCGATACCAATGGCAACGAAGCAGGTAAAGCAGGACAAGGCCCTGTCACGGCGCAACCGGCTCAAGCTGCATTCGGTCAACCTGCACCTGCCCAGTCGGCAGCACCCTCATGGACGCCAGCGCAACCGGCTATACAGTCGGTATCGGGACCGGC